GTCCTAGGTAAATAAAGAGGGGACTGACTCTGGACCCCCCCATACTGTCGTATGGAGCCATGTCAGGACACGTGATGACAACCACTGTTGGAGCACAAATAGGTGATGCGACGGCCCTCCACCACAGAGAGCCCGTTAAACCTGTTTCCCAGGATCCGTCCTATTCGTCAACATACAGTGTGATTAACCACGTAAGAGATGCTACTTAGGTTTGTCAAGCCTAAGCACCTAAACTAATATTTTTCTCCAGTTTCTTCTTAACGTCTCTGGGAAGACGGATCTATGAAAGCGACTAAATGTTGATGGTGGGATTGATAGGTTCAATGAACTCTATCTCGTAACGCATAAATATATCGCCCACAGCAGTAGCAGCAACAGGTCCACCATCACCAGCAATAATTGCTGTTGCAGGACAGAACTGATTCTTGTCTATTGATGTGAGTCCAGTAAATGCAGCGTTACTGATGGTGCTGTACCATCTCTTATCCACTCTGTTGGTATCAAGCGTGGACACCAACGATTCACCACCAGAACCCTTGTGGTTCAGTGCAGAGGCTCCACCATATCCAGCATACGGTGGGAAAGTGATGGATTGGTAGCATTGCGAAACTTGTGTACGAGTGGTGGGAACAGTATCTTGTGCATCGTAGACAATCGCCATGACAACACTTCCCTGAGTGGATGTGGGGCATTTTGGTATGTATACAATGGAACAACTAATCCATCTCCACTTAGAATACAAATCAGCAATATTTGCTAACCATGACCCAAAGCTAGGTATCAATGGCTGTGTAGTGAAGCTAAAAGCTCCAGCTGCAGCGAGGGATATATTGGCTACCAACTCTGTATTGACCACAAAAGTGGACATCTGGTTGGTGCGAACCTGAGGCACCCTGGGTCTGCTATAAATAACAGATCCAGCAACTGGCACAGTGAGTGGTCTAAAAGAAATTCCAGACCCTTTCTTTGATGCAGTTGCATTATTCATGAGTGCGCGTTCCATTTTCTCCCTTTGAAAGGCATTGTACTCAGCCTCCTTCTGCTTCTTTGACTTGGACTGAAATGATTCAGCCAAACCAACTCTTCCTCGTTTAGGCATAATTTATTAATTAGTTGACACTTTTGTAGTGGTAGCTCCGCCGATTGTAATGTATTGAATCTTAGAATTATCTTCTTTGAAAGTTTGGTAAGGTCTTTCAGGAGGGCTTTGGTTCAATAAACCAATGACTGCGACAATTACGATGACAATAATCCACACTCCCAATAATGGGAATGGATCATTTTGTTGAACAACTATGTATTTCATCAGAAATGGAAGTGTTGGGTGAATTCAACCTTCTCCCCAACTACAGTCATTGACACTGATGGACCCATATCTTGTTTAACGTCACCTTCCTTACGCACGGCAGCCTTGCTAATTTCTTTATAGCCTCCCTCCTGCTGCCTATCCCTACTATACTCTCGGGTTTGCTTCCCACTACGGACATTTTCAGAATTTTCCATCTAGACTCGATCTTAAGGTGAAATTGGTGAGTTTTCATGCCCCAGAAAACTGGAGAAGAGAAACCTCCTCCTGGATCTGCTCGTCAATGATATCAACCCTTAAGGGGCTGAAGCCATTCTCTAGGGCAATTTGTTCATCAGGTAATATCCCAAAGGCTAGCCAAAAGGAAAATCGTGTTTCCTGAGAGGGTGTGGCATCCTGGAAAGCACTAGTTCTGTTAAACTTATACCTCCAATCATCTGCCAACTTTTGTGCCATATCAGAACCTTTCTTAATCTTTAGATTGTAATCTGGGAATTGTTTGAAAAATTCTTTTAGCACAGGCACCCCGTCATTCATACATCGACCTCCAGTTCCAACGGCTGTAACCCAAGCCTCTCTGGATACACGACTTTCAAGGTCATGAAGTGAATGTAGATCCTTCGACATGCTTTGGTGCAAGTTGCGGACCATTCGGTACGCCCCATTCACAAAAACAGGCCTAGTCTGGCAAAACTCAACCTTTTCCAACACATCAACTGTAGGTTCAACCTTCATGGTGAACCCAAGAGTAGTGTAGTACTCAATTAAGCCTTCCCTAACAGACTCCTCATCATTGCGTTCAACAACAAGCATACAGTCATCACCATTATTGGCCAGCCGAAAATGCTTGATTTTCTTAACCTCACTACACCAGTTGTGCACAGTGGCACACATGATGTAGCAGTTACCGCTAGAGGTATTCATGTCACCCGACATTCTACACCCTTCAACTCTGTATCTGATCTCCCCATCAGGACACCGGGCCAGACCTCGATTGTTAATCTGCCAGCTTAATAACCTAGCAAGTTCCTTCCTTTCGGAAACAGGAAACATGCTGAGCCACATTTTATGCTCAAACTCTAAAGCATCTTTAGAGATATGCTGGTCAAACCTCGAGGCATCCATTCCAATGCCTACTGGATCCTTGAATGAATCCCAGAGTTCCTTCATCTCGACTCCAGCTTGATCAGAGCTGAGTCCCTTGAAAATAGTCCTCCCGCCAAATGTTTTATTAATGGCCTTGAACAACATTTCCTCACTATGCCGCAAATAGCGCCCAACCTCCACATTATACCGAGGATCCCTCGGTTGTATCACCCGTGGAGCCGGGTCGGGTTTAGCTGTGATATTTAATTTTTCAGCCTTAACGAACGTACTAAGCCAAGCATCCTTTTCCCTTACGGGATGCATCTCTAACGACTCAACTGCACGCTGGTATCTCTCTAACTTGCGACCCGTATAAAATCCAAGAAATTCCTTGGATGTCAAGCGGGTGGTCTTAGGAAGATAGATACTAAGCTTGCTGTTGAACCGGGACAGTTGGCCGAACGCACCGGGGGTGGGCTTTGGAGTAGGTTTAAGTTCTCCTTTAACTTCAACCATATATAATCTTTCCACTAATCCCCGCCGAACATTGCCCAATGAGTGATCATGCACTCCGTACCGAATATGAGTTCCCATCCCTGTAAATCGGTACAATTTACGGGGCTTCGCGAGGGGAGGTCCTTTAGTCACAAGCATACCCCTCGGATCACCCCTCCATGTAGGAGTGGTGAATCCGCTTGTGACTAATAGGCCTCCCTATTTCTCCCATGAGGGCCCAAGTAGGGCCCTCCTCTCCCGCATGCCCTCTCCCTGCCTGATGGAAGCGGCTAAAAAGTCACTATCCAAGGGAATAAAGCAAGCTGCCACCGCCAACGGTACCATGTGTGCAATGTGGCTTGGTCTAACCCCATGTTTGACCATTTCCTCTCTGCAAAGACGAGAATAGACGAGTTCGTTAGCTCTAGAGTTGGCCAGAAGCCCAACCTGTGCCTTAGCAACATGTGCAACACGTACTGCATAACTCACTCTCCGCGACGCTTTCACAATTTTTATATCCTCTCTTTGTGGGTCGGTGGTGAGATCTGCATCCTTGTCGCCAACAGTTGCTACGCAGGGAATTGACTCTTCTGAAAACATTGACTCAGCTTGAAACTTACGAACCATAGTTTCGAACGTCTCAACTGCAGCAGGGTGAATGGTGACTTTGATCTTGAATACGTAGCGTAACGCCACGTAACAAAACCAAGCACAAACACACGCCCAAGTAACAGCGGTGGAATTTTGGATTATGAGGGTGAGAAAACTACAGATTAGCACAGTCATTTTGGAGATAAGGGACAATAAAACGACTGGTAAGGACTCCATAGCTAATTACTTAATCACTGAGACACAAAGAGAG